TGGTTATGATAGTATTAGCTGGTTGCGTGAACTCACCAATAGCAGGACTATCACCAGCCGTGGTGTTTACAGTGACACCAGTAACGATACCAACATGCTTGATAAATTTATTGACAAAGATGCCTGTAGATGCTTGGGAAGAAGTCTCAGTGACAGCTCCCGTTGCTTCGGCAACGTTAATAACTTTAAACCCGTTTTCAGAACGGACGGGACCGTTAAATGTTGTATTAGCCATAATACAGTTCCTTCTTACAAAGGTTATGCCCTAGTGTCTTGTAAGCGTCTGCTGGGCCAGTCGCTAGGGCTTATTAATCCCAGAAAAAGGGGAGAGACAAGCTCCCCCCAGTCCCTTTACGTTATGCTCCAGGTGACCCAAAGATACCGCGAGGATCTGACCAGCCAAACGCATAGCGTTCACGGGCCTTGTACCTCACATTTCCTGTATCAAAATCACCTTCCATGGAAGTTTTTACAGAAGTTCTGTTAAAACCTTTCATGCCGTTTGGAGCATCCGTGCGGATGAACCAAGCATCAGTGTCAGTTAAGAAATGGTTCACAGTGTAACCCTGTGGAAGCATTCCCATGTTGCGAACTGCATTGATGTCATTATCAGCAGTTCCGGTTCGTAGTGTTGATTCCAAAAGACGATCAGAAGTAAACTGAAGTTCTTTTGGAACGATTAGTTTTTGACCTTTGACAGCCACTTTCAATCCACGCTCATCAACAAAACCAGCGATATCAATGAGAGCTTGCTCAAGGCTAGTCTCATTTAAATCGGCTGCTGTTGAAAGCTCGTTTCTGAAAGTACTTCCGCTAACAAGTGGATGGTCCGTAGCACAAAGCTCCTTCGCATCTCCTCCTGTATACGTGCTGTCAAATGCATTGTTAAGAACCGCAGCGGCCTTGACTTCTTTAGTCTGACTCATACTACGTGCCAACGCTCTCGTATACCGAGCAGCTAGTCGATCATAAAGATTATCTTCGATAGCCTCCTCAGTTATGGAGAATGCAAGTGCAATAGTCTCCATGGTATACCGAGCTGTGAAAGCTTCTTGTGCATCGTCATAATTGACGGCAGTGCCTTCACTTTTCGTTGGTGCAGTTCCGAATCCACTGAGCATAACTTCTTCTTCAAAAGCGCGATCTGAACTCTCCATTGTGAAGATTTCAGAATGCTCTCTGTCATAGTTATCATACTCAAGACCAAACAAGGCGTTTAGGCCGGGTTCCAACTCTTTTACGAGTTGCGCTCTACTAATAGCCATTTTTCAACCCTCCTATACGCCAGTAGTTGAAGGTGTACCAGCTGCAATAGCACCGTTATTACTATTGAAGTGGTTATTCAACCTGACAATGGCACCGATGCCAGCCGCAGAGAAGTCGGAGTTAGCGTCATCTTCTAACCAACCCATTATTCTCATTTGGAGTGCAGCGGTAGTTGCAATCGTACTAATTGCCAACCGCCCAAGAGATAGGCCTGTAGCATCAGTCCCTGTAATTGCGGTTGAAAAGTTGGCGTTTGCAAAAACTGCGGCGCGAGCCGTAGCCTTGCTTGTCCATGACGCATCCGTTGCAATTACATATAACTGCATTGGATCATCATTTACATACGCCTTGATCGGGTGGTTACTATCTGCCCCAGAACCGGGCCAGTAGTTACTCCACGTAGGCTTTCCAGTGGTACTCGCAACGTATTCACAACCTTGAAAGACACCTAGCAAACCAACTGTTCCACCGGCTGCTGCCCCAGGGACATCTATAAAGCCGGTGCTTAGTGGAATCACGGGTTCGCCGTGATAAAACTTGCTAGTATTGCCATTGGCAATTTCATACATCGAGTAGTTGGACAAACCTGTGGAGTTTGCTGCGCTTCCCATCTTGCTGATGGGGCGCAAACCAAAGCTTCCATTGGTATTTGCCATTTTTTGCTCCTCAAAGCAAAGAGTTAATACAATGAGTCCTATTTATTCTTAGGACCCCCAAAAGTAATACGCGATTGACGTTCAGGTTTCTGAATTGCCATCGAGGGATGCTGACTTTCCTTCATAAGATCATTATCAACTGCTTGCATTGCATCTTCATTTTGCTGCACAAAATAGTCAGTTCTTTCCATAACAATCTCTTCTGGAATACGAGCCAGCAATAAGCCACCAACACCAAAGACACCTTCATAACGTCCAGAATCTATAGTAGGAGCTTCAAAGTCCGGGTACTCTTCTTTTCGTACCAGTTCCCAGCCTTCTCTAAGTCGGGCAGAAACATTTTTTCGGTCATCAAAACCTCTTACTTCAGCTCTGATCCATCTATGAACATAGCCTTCAGGTGGTTGCGGTGCGTCTAACAAGGACGGAGGTTGCCAAGGCTTGCGGCGTGGTTTTGCAGCCCTAGTCTTGGCAGCGCGAGAAGTCCTATCAGTAGTATTTTCCATAATAGTGTGCCTCTTCACGTCATATTGTGTTTATGTTTAGCGTACTCTTCTAGGGAAACCCCTAATTTTTTGGCAATAGCAACTTCACTTGGTGATAGTCTTACTGTTGCGCGACCAGTTCCGCTGGTACGAACGGCAGATGCAACTGTCTGTTGAGGACGGCGGCTCTCTGATACGGAAACTTCTCCATCAAACTTATGCGGAAAAGCCTCCCGAATTCTTTTATCAATCTCATCATAATATTCCGGAGCGCTTGTGTCAAAGCCCTCCTCTTCAACAAGTCGTTTATGAATTCCAAATGCTGCAAACGTCATTGCATCATCTTCTCCAAACCACTCGTTATTGGAAGCCCATTTGGCTGCTTTAGGGTCTGTTCTTACAGGAGGTGCTTGTTGTGTCTGAGGCGAAGGGCTTTGAGTATTTGATTGGGCTATTTTAGCCTGTCTCTCTTGCTCTATTTTAGCAGCTCTGACTCTTTCTTCTTCGATAGCTAGTTGAGCAACCTTTTTATTTAACTCAACCTGCTTGGCACTATCTCCTGTAGCTACGGCTTCCTGCATGTCTTTTGTCACTGAAGCCTGTTCAGTAGCTATTCTGTCTCCATATTCATTTACATAACCAGCATCAAGGCTGGAGACTCTATGTTTTAATTGCTGGTTTTCTGTTTGAACACCTTTGGCAAATTCAAGTGCCGCAGTTTGCTGTCTTTCTGCTTCCCGCACCTTCCGAGTAAGCTTATCAATTCTTTTTTGAACCTTACCGCTATATTCCTCATGCTCGGAAGAAGCTTCTTTATCCATACTAGGTTTAACTTCAACGGAAACTGGGGCACCTTCGGAGGGTAAATCTACAGTCATATTCTCTTGTTCGGGCATGGTTTTCTCCCATGTTAAATGTGCAGGATATCTTCAGGGTCCTGAATGACGGCAATTACTTCATCATCATTAAGTATACGAACCTCGCCGCCGTCAATCTTAAAACGAGCGCCCGCATACCTTCCAAATATAATCCAATCCTTTTCCTCGCACCAAGGATCTCCTGGGAACTTATCTTTATCGTAATAGGCTAGAGGACCTACACTGAGTACATAACCACACACAGTGGCTACTGAATCTCTATCCACAACCTGATCCGGAAGAAAAACACCGCCTTCAGTTTTACCTTTTCCGCGATAAGGCAATACTAACAAGCGCCATCCGGTAGGTTTAGGAAGTCTCTCTAAAGAGGAATCCTCCAGTTTATTAGGGTCCAGTATTTTTTCGTCTCTTTTTATATATGCCTGTTCTAAAGAGATTACACCTTCACTTACTTTATCCAGATCTTCTTTGGATGCTTGTGCCATCAATCCGCCTTCTCTAGGAGTTGTCTTAATTCCTGTCCTATATAATCTAAAGACTCCAAAGATCCAACCAATTGTTTGTATTCTTCCAAACTTTTTACAGATCCTCCTGTGAGCATATCTGTTATCCTATTTCGTCTTTCTTGGATTATTTTTAATAAATGTTCCGCTAAAAGTACACCGTCCATAATACTTATTAGGCTCCTACCTTTGTCATGGCTTTTTTGTGAGCTTGTGAAAAAGTTTCCCCCTTACGCATAAGTCGCTTCATGTAAGCCATATGCTTATCTGAATGATGCTCGGAGTGTTTTTTCAAGGTGTTTTTTTGGCGTGTGGATAGCTTCACTTACTCACACCTTTGTACTTTTCAAAGCTTCTAAGACCGCCTAATCCAAGCATTCCCAAAAGAACCGGCATCATAGCACTTAGATCAACTGGAGGTAGTTGGATAAGGTGACCCGTTTGGGCAAGAACAAACGTAGCCATAGGCTGTACTAGATACGTGTAGAATAAAGCAAGGCCACAGGTCCATCCTACAAATGGTCGCCATCCAGCAACCAGAAGAGACCTGTGACTTGCTTCCTGTTTATTAACCTCTAGCTGGGCTAGATCAATACTAGCTAGATGTGCTGTAAGCTTTGCCTCTATCTCTCTTTCGGCCTTTGCTCTTTCCTCCTTATTAGGAAAGAATCTGTCTAAAACATCCCCTACTACAGGAAGTAGACTCGGCAAAAGAGCGGCTATAGCCATTACTTGGAACTCCCGTTAATCATGTCACGCAACTTATTTGTATAGGCCCACAACGCACTAATTTGCTTCTCTTGCATGTCCGTTTGAGCCCTAAGTTTAGTCGTTTCCACAAAAGTATTCCGTGAAATAATGTCATCCACATCCTTACGAAGTTCCTTGACGCTGGAAGAAAGTTTTACAGCAACTACTACTAGAGCCAAAAGACCCATAACTTGCTGCCAGTAGTCCTTTATGAACCAAACTTCTGCTTCCATAGAAACCCATCACTTACGACTTTTCGTGTATTACTACGGCCACAGCGGCTACAAGCAGACCTGCCCATACCCAATGAATATTGGCTGTAATTGCCCACATACCAACAGCACCGACACTAATCGCTGCATAGGTAGAAGGTTCTGTTAACCTTTCGGTTACCCAGTGAATCAATCCTTGCATGTTGACCTCCTGTCTAACAATATGTATAGCTACCATCCCGAATAGCGGCACCCATACCTTTTTTCTTACCTTTTGATACCATAACAGTAGATGTAGAAGGCGTGTCAACAGACTTAGGTCCATTGTAGGGAACTGTTCCCTGACCTTCGATAACTAGTCCTTTGGCAACTTTGCCTATAGACTTACCGTCTTTTATCACAGCCATAACTTGCTCCTATTGGTTTCTCTGCTTCATAGTCTCGCGCTCCTTAGCTGCGTCAATACGGGCTTGCGCGATATCCTCTGTGGATTTAATACGGGCCTCCCCAAGAGCCGCATTTGTACTTGCTTTCTGTCCATCAAGCTGCAATCTAGCTTGATCCACGGCATTCTCATTAGCGTCTCTCTGAGCCTTAAGTTGCAGATCCTGTTCCTTTAATGCAACTAATGGGTCCGGTTGCCCTTGCCCACTGATCTGCATACTCATGGCTTTTACCTCCTGCATACCTTGTGCAATAAGTTCTGCAACCATTGATTCCATTTCAAGAGCTTGTTCCATACTCGGAGCTTCCTGCATTTGTGCCATTTGGGCCGCTACTTGCTCCTTAGCTCTTAAAGCAACATGCTCCATGACATGCTTCTGAAGGGATGTAGCTACTTGTGGCATCTGCATTACCATACCAGTAGATCCAAACACAAGATGAGACATAATATGAGCGTTATGGTTTTGTCCTTGAAAAGCTGTTAATTGAATCATATCCAAAGCCTCTGAATTTTCCTGTGCGGGATCTTTTGGCTCTGGCTCTCCCTGATCCGTAGGTTTAAGTATAGTATCAACGTCCCGTACTCCAATCGCCTTGTACATTCTTCTATAAGCTTCGTACAGGTTATGTAATTCCGGAGCCGATTGAGCAAGCTGAAGCTCTGTCTGAGCCAACGTCACACGTTGGGCCATGGAAAAAATATTAGGATCGGAGACAGGTACAACGTCAATCCTGTCATCAAAATCCTGTGCCTTAACTTCTCGGGAAGCCCCTACAACATTGTAAGGATATTCCGGGGGGAGTGATTCACCGAATACTCGGGCAAGGAGAAAGAACTCATCTTTTTGTGCATAGTGCAACCGCTTATGTATAGCAGACATTACCTTTGCGCCCTGCTCAAGCATTGCAATGGTTGTGCCAACAGCAGCTTGTTGGTTGCCATCACCTACCTGTAAGTTGGATACTGCTGCGAACCGTTGACCAGCTTCTACACAAAAACTCATCAACTGGAATAATGTTTGATCGGCACCTTTGTAAGGAAGCATCATCAATGCATCTCGAATAGCTCCTCCAGGTGCGTCTACGTCCCGGAATTCTCCCGGCGACAGCGGCTCATCGTCATTCCGTATACGGAGGCCCCTCGCTTTGAACCCAGCAGGGAGGTTGGACAGGGTTCCAGCGTCTATGAGCTGACGGAGCGCGGCTGTCGCCGTTCGACTCAGTCCACCAATCATGTGGATGAGACCAAGCCCATAAAACCCGAATCCGGGGAGAAATTTGAAGTGTACAAAATACTGTATCTTCTTTTTTCTCTCATCATCAGGATTCCAGTTTCTACGAATACTTAATACCTGACCATTGTTCTCGGAAACCGTAACTATGTACGGCAACTTAATTCCTGTGGGCTCTCCGCCGTCACCTGTGTCCTCGTATCCGACTATGTCCAGATCAACATGACACTCCAAAAGCGTTACTGTGTTGTCCAGAATACTTGCCTCAACCCCGCCTATCTCATCCATCTCTTTCCGTATTTCGGAATCACTCAGGGATTGGGAAGGAGAAACCTCTATGTCTCGGTAAAATTCCCCAACCTGTTTTTTACGAAGCTCATTTTCACTAATCTGAATTACATGTGTTACGTTTTCGGCTGTCTCCAGATCCGTAGCGGTATATGGAACTACAAGCTGCTCTGCTGGAACAAACTTGCTTACAGCTCGTCCAAGAAAATCGTCGTAGTACACTTTTTTGAAGGTAGATCCGGATAGCGGGAGATAGAACAACATCTGGTCGAATTCAGGCGTGTACTCTTTCATCACACACATTAGTTCGTAATTCATAAAATGACGAACACGTTCCGACTGCTGTTCTACTTCAGGAGTTATTTCTCCTATTATCTCTGTCCTAACCGGACCTCCGGAAGGAAGCAACTCGCTAAATGCCTGTGCCTGAAACTGGGTGACAGCTTCTGCAAGTAAAGGATGTGTTACTCCTGTAGCTCCACGAAATGGTTCCGCTCTCTCTTCATATTTAAAGCCGAGAAGTTCAAGACCATTTGTGTACGTTTCTTCCCAGTCCTTGCGACTATTCTTATTGTTTTCATATGCATCCATAATCTCGGTAGAAATTTTTCCAAGATCACGGTCATCCATATCTTCTGCAAGGTTGTCGTAGAAATCTCCGGCACCTTCCCTTTTACTGCGAGGATCAAAGTCAATGACCACTCCGCCGTCTTCTTCCATTTCTATGT